AGGGTATGTGAAAAATACCATCCAGAAGAACTATACAACTTAGCTGCTCAGAGCCATGTTGGAACTAGCTTCAAGCAACCTTCAACAACTTTAGAGATTAATACTATAGGAGTGGTTAATCTACTAGAAGCATTAAGGATAATATCCCCACAAACAAGATTTTATCAGGCTAGCACTAGCGAAATGTTTGGGGCGAATTCAACACAGCAATGGTCAGAGGCATATAACAGAATGGAGCAGTATCAGAACGAAGAGACTCCTTTTGCTCCTCAAAGCCCTTATGCAGTAGCCAAGCTGGCCAGTCACAGAATGGTTCATATATACAGAGAATCTTATGGACTATTTGCTTGTTGCGGCATTTTATTCAATCATGAAAGTCCACGAAGGGGAGAGAATTTTGTAACTCGTAAAATTACCAAATATTTAGCAGAATTAACTAATGGTTTTTTAAGTGGAGATAAATATGTTCCTTTAAAATTAGGAAATATTAATGCTTATCGAGACTGGGGTCATGCCAAAGATTTTGTACGAGTTATGCATCTTATGCTACAACAAGACAAACCACAGGACTATGTAGTAGCAACAGGAGAGACCCATAGCGTAAAAGACTTCCTATATCATAGCTTTAAATTATTCAACTTAAATTATGAAGAACATCTTGAAATAGACCCTTCTTTATATAGACCATCAGAAGTAGAATATCTAAAGGGGGATTCTTCTAAAGCCCAAAGATCGCTAGACTGGAAGCCAGAAATACCTTTCCAGGAATTAGTGGCTGATATGGTGTATTCAGATTTTGAATTGGCCAATCAAATAGCAAGAACAGGAATAGTTCATGTTTAGAAATTTTGGAGATCCTCAATATAAGAAATGGCGTAAAATTGTTTATGAAAGGGATAATTATCAGTGTCAATGGCCAAATTGTACCATGAAGAAAAGAATAAATGCTCATCACATTAAAACATGGGCGGGCTTTCCTGGTTTACGATTTGACACTAATAATGGAATAACATTGTGCAAATACCATCATGACCTTATTAAAGGTATGGAAGAAGATTATAGTCTAAGTTTTTTAAAAATAGTTTTAGCTAAAAATCAAAGGAAACAATCATGATCAAGCTAGAGTCTCCAATAACAATAACCCCTCCTCCGTTTACTAATGAAAATAATCAAGTAGTTACTCCAGGACCTATGACTTTTGACACTTTAAATATTTCTTATGTAGATACTCCATTTAATAAAAATGTAGTTGCTTATATCAATGGAATGCCAGGATCTTTCACATTGTTCTCCGGACAGCAGTATGATATTATTGGAAACTGGACTCAAGAACAAGCAGATCGAGCACTGAGATCACAGCTTGGTAATACAGCAGAAGAAATAAAAGAGACCCTACAAAGCTTATTCCCAAAAACATTAGAACAAAATCCAAATGGACCAGGATCGATTCTAACAGGTATGATTAGCTCACTCGGAATTAAGAGTACATCTAATTGTTCTTGTCGTCGTCATGCCCTAGAAATGAACGAAAAGGGACCAGATTGGTGCGATCAAAATATGTCCACCATTCTAAGTTGGCTCAAGGAAGAAAGTTCCAAACGTAATCTTCCATTTATCGAGATGGTAGCCAAAGCTATGGTACAAAGAGCTATCAGTAAATCTCGACGATTATCAGCCAAAGAGCAAAGCAATGAGCAAGCATGATGATTTTACTATTATTATAGATACCAGAGAACAACAACCCTGGTCTTTTGAGCATTACACTACAGCTAGTAGAAAACTAGATACTGGAGATTATAGCATTGAAGGACTAGAAGATGTTGTATGTATAGAGCGTAAAAAAAGTGTCAGCGAAGTTGCCAATAATCTCACAGAGTCCAGATTTGTAGATGTTGTAGATAGAATGAGTAGGTTCAAATACGCTTTCTTGCTTCTGGAGTTCGATCTTGCACAAGTTTTAAGTTATCCAATAGGATCTAATCTTCCTCGTAGACTTTGGGATAAGATAAAAATATCTCCAGCATTTATAGTCAAACATATTTTGGAATTACAACTAAACCATAATATTAAGGTGTTATTTTGTGGTTCTTCGTCTGATGCAGAACAAATGGCAGAGTATATCCTTAAGAAAGTTCACTATATTGAAAAAGTTCAATGATAAACAGATATTCGAAGATGCATGGTTAGGACTGGGAGATCTTTCTAAGATTATAATTCCTTCTAACCCTATGATAAATAGAGTTAAAGAAGATATAGAGAATCCAGATTTACATCTGATGAGACTATTAAGGAATCCTCGCTATTTAGGATCAACATGTAAATTACTTTTTGATATAGAGCTACATCCTATTCAGGTTGCTATTTTACAAGAATTTTGGATACGGTCTTTTCCTATGTATATAGCTAGCCGTGGTTGGGGAAAGTCATTCTTATTAGCCTTGTACTGTATTTTACGCTGTGCTTTTTTCCCTGGTACCAAAATCGTGGTAGTTGGTGCTGCTTTTCGACAGAGTAAGATTATTTTCGAATATATGGAAACTATCTGGAGAAACAGTTCTATATTACGTAGTATCTTTACGGGTAATGATGACGGACCAAGAAGAGATGTTGACCGATGTACTTTGAGATTAGGAGATAGTTGGACAATAGCTATTCCCATGGGAGACGGTAGTAAAATTAGAGGTTTAAGAGCTCATATTATTATTGCTGACGAATTTGCTTCTATATCTCCAGATATTTACGAAACGGTGGTTTCCGGTTTCGCAGCAGTTTCAGCTACTCCAATTCAAAACGTTAAAGAACAAGCTAAAAGATCTGCCATGACCGAAGCGGGTTTATGGAATGAAGAACTAGAAATTCTCAATACCAAAATGGGAAATCAAGCAATCGTATCAGGAACTGCAGATTATGGCTTTAAGCATTTTGCATCTTACTGGAGACGCTATAAAGGAATAATAGAAAGCGGTGGAGATAAACACAAATTAGAAGAACTATTTAATGGAGATATTCCTAATAATTTTAATTGGAAAGACTATAGTATTATTCGTATGCCATACGAACTAGTTCCAAAGGGATTCATGGATGATAAACAGGTATCGCGAGCAAAAGCAACTATTCATACGGGTATTTATAATATGGAATATGCTGCTTGTTTTGTTAGTGATAGTGAGGGCTTCTTTAAAAGAAGTTTAATAGAGAGCTGTGTTACATCTAGTTCCAAACATATTACAGTAAACAACAAGACCATTTTGTTTGAAGCAGCAATAAAAGGTAATCCTAATTTACGCTATGTGTATGGCATCGATCCGGCTAGTGAACAAGATAATTTTAGTATAATTATACTAGAAATTCATCCGGACCATTCTCGTATTGTATACTGCTGGACAACAAACAGAACCAATTTTAAAGATAGGCAAAAAAAGGGCCTAGTAACAGAACATGATTTTTATGGATTTTGTTGTAGAAAAATACGCAACCTTATGAAAATCTTTCCTTGTGAACGAATATCTCTTGATGCTCAGGGCGGTGGAGTTTCTATCGAAGAGGCTTTACACGATCCTTCCAAGCTAGAAGAAGGAGAGCATTTAATTTGGCCAGTTATTAATCCAGAAAAAAATAAAGACACAGACGATCAGCCCGGTTTACACTTGATAGAATTGATACAGTTTGCTAGAGCAGACTGGACAGCTCAAGCTAATCATGGATTAAGAAAAGATCTAGAAGATAAAGTACTATTATTTCCAGCATTTGATAATTTGACATTAGGCTTAGCCTTAGATGCTGAAGGTAAAGATATCATAAGCTCTGAGCTTAATCCAATTTATGATAGCCTTAGTGAATGTATCTTGGAAATAGAAGAATTAAAAAATGAATTAACTACTATAGTTATGAGTCAAACTAGCAATGGGCCTAATGCTAGAGATCGATGGGATACTCCGGAGGTTAAACTTCCAAACGGTAAAAAGGGAAGATTACGCAAAGATAGATATAGTTCTTTAGTAATGGCAAATATGGCAGCTAGGCAGCAACAGAGAGCCCTTCCACCAGTTCAGTATGATATTATTGGGGGTAACTTAAAAGACGTTGTAGAAAATAAGGGTCAATTATATAGAGGACCAGAATGGTTTACTTCAGCAGTAAATGAAGATATATATACTGGAATTTATAGACAATAGTGTATGATCTCTTATAATACTATTGTAATCCCATCACAATCATAACGTGGAATATTATGGCCAATAAACAGCCCACAAATCCCATCATTCAAGATGCAGCACCACATATCCCAGATCAAGCCTATATTGCTTGGGGAGATGACCTAGCCAGCAAACAGGAAGCTCTAAAAACTTCGTCTGAATCTTTAGACGAATTTACAATGGTACAACGATCCAAGGCTGGTAGATTTTACAGGGTAGATTATAGTAATCTTGATGGTAGCACAGGAGGTAGGCCAGGACTAACAAGAAGTGACTATGACTTCTTTAGACCAGATGAAGCAGTACCCAAGCGCATCAAAGATATTATGCGCAGATCTGATGAGATTTACCAAAAAGTCGGATTGGTCAAAAATGTTATAGATCTCATGGGAGATTTTGCTGTACAGGGAATTAATATCTGTCATAAAAACAAAAGAATAGAACGATTTTATAGACAGTGGTTTAAGAAAATAGGAGGAAAAGAACGTAGCGAAAGATTTCTTAACAATCTCTATAAAACAGGCAATGTTGTTATAAATAGACAAACGGGTAAACTTAGTCTTAAAGTTACAGATAAGTTATATAGAGCAGTAAGCTCCCCAGATCTTCAGATAGCAGATATGGATAGTGTGCAAGTAGAAAAAAGAGAAATTCCGTGGAAATATACTTTCATAGATCCGTCATTTGTAGATGTTGCTGCTGGTCCACTTTCTTCTTTTGTCTCTCAGAAAAGATACGAATTAACACTACCTGCTATTCTGAGAAAAATGATCAACTCTCCTCAGTCCGATGCTGAAAAAGAAATCATTAATAATTTACCTCCTCAGATAGTTCAAGCAGCAAAAGCAAAAAAACCATATCCTCTAGATCCACAAAAAACTTTAGTATTTCACTACAAAAAAGACGACTGGCAAACGTGGGCATACCCTATGGTCTATTCTATAATGGATGACATTACAGTTATAGAAAAACTTAAACTAGCAGACATGGCAGCTCTTGACGGGGCCATCTCTAATATTCGTATTTTTAAGCTAGGAAGTCTAGAACACAAGATTGCTCCTACCAAAGCAGCCACAGCAAAACTAGCTAGTATTTTAGGTAATAATGTTGGTGGAGGCACAATGGATTTAGTATGGGGACCAGATATTGAGCTCATAGAATCCAAAACAAGTGTTCATCAATTTTTAGGAGAAGGCAAATATGTTCCCCATATGAATAGCGTATATGCTGGTTTGGGAATTCCTCCCACATTAACTGGAACATTTGGAGCGGCCGGAACAACTAACAATTTCATATCTCTCAAAACCCTCACACAAAGACTTCAGTACGGTAGGGATATGCTTATTTCTTTTTGGGAGAAAGAGATTGAGCTAGTACAAAAAGCTATGGGCTTTAAATATGGTGCTAAAATAGAATTCGACAGAATGGACTTAAGTAATGAAGATGCTGAGAAAGCCTTATTGATTCAACTAGCAGATAGAAACGTAATTAGCGATGAGCTATTACAAACCAAGTTCGGCATAGATCCAGACATGGAAAAGAGTAGACTCAATAGAGAAACCAGAGAAAGAAACTCAGAAAGAATGGTTCCAAAAGCTGGACCGTGGAATGATCCTCAAGTTGAAAATGCTCTCAAGAAGATTGCTTTACAAACAGGTACCGTAACTCCTAGCCAAGTTGGTCTAGAACTAGAGAAAAAGAAAAGCGGAGAAAAAACAGCCTTAGAACAAAAAATCCCTCCTCAGTCTGGTCCTTCAACGAAGTTGGCAAATGATTCGCCAGAATCATTGCCAGGTATCCCCGGACAAGGCAGACCTAAATTAAGTAAGGATTCCGCACCCCGAAAAACTAAAAAGTTCTCGCCCCAGACTGGAGCTAGCCTAATGCTATGGGCTAATGAAGCACAAGATAAAATTAATGATATGCTTAATCCAATCTTATTAGACTTTTATAACAAGAAAAATTTGAGGAGTTTATCTAAAGCAGAGAGTAAGGAAATGGATTCGGTTAAAACCAAAATCTTATTCAGTCTCACACCAACCTGCACAATTGACCCCGACCTAATGACCAAAGCATTAGCCAACATTCATGCCAAAGAACACGCCACGGTTATTGGGGCTTATAATAATTGGCTAAAACCCATTAAAACAGAAATCAATAGAGATCTAACAGTTGACGAGATTAAACAACTTAAGTCTTCTTTTTATTCTCTGGTGTATAATTCTTTGATCGAAAAATCTTATACTGAGGCTTAAAATGCATATTTTTGAACAAGAGATTAGCGATGGTCTCGAAGAAAAGCTTAAATCACAAGCTTCTATCTCATATGCTTGCGTTGTTGAGCCTTCGAATAAAACCAATCATAGTGTTAAGCACATAAAGAGTTTAGCTTCACTACAAGATAGTGATCTTTATTATGTCCAGTCTATTTTAGTAACTTCTAGCTGGAATAAAAACGATGATATTTTTGATAAAGATGAAGTTTGGGCAGCTAAACATACCCCAGAGGATAAACCCACTAATCTTAATCATGACGAAAATGTTATAGTTGGCCATATTACATCAAACTGGCC